GCGGCCGCCCTCGCAGGTTGTGCAAATGTAGCCCTTCGCGCGGATCGCCTTGGCGAGGTCTTCCCTGATGGCGGGATCGATGACCTCCGCGCTGGCGAGGCTTGCGCAAAGCGACACAGCCACCGCGAATCCGCCTGCAAACAGAATCTTGCGCATGAACCGGCTCCTTCCTTTCAATTGCGTCAATGGGAGAGCGAGGCCTTGGTGAAAGCCGGCGCGCTTTGCGCCGAGGCCAACGGACCCTTAATCAATCAGAATGCTTTGATCCGCACAGCTATCGCCGCCAGGAGAATCAGCAGCATGCCGATCAGGATAAGCCGCTGCTTCACCGCCATGGATTTCCATTGCTGCCACAGTTTCAACGTGCGTTCCTCCTTGCCTTTCCTTGTATGATTGCGCCAAGCGGCCGCGCGCCAACGCGCGGCTAGCCACCTGTCCGCACGGAGATGCGGTTGTCCACGGATTTCACCCCGGGGGTCGCCCTGGCGATTTCCACGGCGCGCTTCGCCAACGCGAATTCCCGCACGAACCCGCCGAGGATCACCACGCCGTCGAAGGTCTTCACATCGACCCGGCTGTTGGCGAAGGGCGAGTCCCCGGACAGTTCCGCATCTATTGCCTTGGTGACGGCGGCGGTGATGGCCGCGTCCGCGCCGCTCGGCCGGTTACGGTTGCGGCCAACGAGAACGGCCAGCAACATCAGCGTGATAAAAATCAAAAACGCCGTTTGCGCGCTCATGCCCTCACCTCCGTGCCTGCCTGTTTGTATGCGGGCGGCGACGCTGTCGTCAAACAGTTCCGGGGAGTTCCAGGCTGCGCAGGTCTGGAGCGGCCTGTTGCGGGCGGCTTTTCCGATGCCAAGTCACGGCAGCCAGGCGCGGCGCTACAACGAAGCCGGGCCCGCCCCCACACCTGGCGCGCCGCCTTTGTCCTCCACCAGCCGCGCCAGCAGACCCCGGCTCGCGGCGGGGGGCCGGCGCCGCCCCCCGCGCGGAGAGCGGGGGCGGCCGGGGGGGGGGGGAGGGAAGGGGGCCCCCCCCCCGCCACTGACGACAAGGTCGTAGCAAACAAGGCGGTTTGCGAGCTGCTGGACCTGAAGGCCGGGGCCGCTGCAGACGAAGTGGTCACGAAGATCATGGAGCTCAAGAACGGCAAGATCGGCGGCACCAATGTGCTTGAAGAGTTGAAAGCTCTCAAGCAGCAGAACGCGGAGCGTGCAGCTGATGACGCGGTCCTGCTGGCACTCAAGGCCGGGAAGATCACCCCCGCGCAGAAGGATTGGGCCAGGAGCTACGCGCTCACCGATCCCAAGGGCTTCGGCTCCTTCGTGGAGAAAGCCCCCCAGGTCGTGCCCCAGGGCGAAATTGAGATGGGGGATGTCAAATCTCTCAAAGGCGACACGCTTGACGAGGCGACCCTGCTTGCGTGTAAGCAGGTGGGCGTCAGCAAGGAAGACGCTCAGAAATATGGACTGGGAAAGGAGTAATTTGAATGGCTGCTTTGACTACTGAACGGGACACCGTTGAGATCTCCAACGGCGGAAGAACCCTTGTACTCCCGGTTAAGGGAGCGACCACCATCTACCAGGGCTCCATTGTTGCCCTGAACGCGAACGGCTACGCAATTCCCGGCGCAACGGCTGCGGATCTCACCGCAGCGGGCCGGGCCGAGGAAACGGTGCAGAACACCGGCGCGGACGGCGCAGCAGTCATCAAGGTCAGCCGTGGCGTTTTCGTCTTTGAAAATACTTCGACCACCGCAAACAAGATCACCGCTGCCCATGTCCTGAAGGACTGCTACATCGAGGACGACCAGACCGTGACCGCGCTCTCCACCGGAGCCTCCGTCGCCGGACGTGTGATCCGGGTCGATGACGAGGGCGTCGCCGTGGAGCTCGGCGTATAACGAATGAGGAGGACAAACAATCATGCTTATTAACCCGCAATCGCTCCGTGGCATTTATGTTGCCTTTAACACCCTGTTCAGCAAGGCGTTTCAGGAACAGAAGCCCATTTATGAGCAGATCGCCACCGTAACCCCTTCTACCACGGACACTGAAACCTACGCATGGCTGGGCGATATCCCCGGTATGCGGGAGTGGATCGGCGACCGCGAGATCCAGAACCTGAGCGCAGCAGACTACTCCATCAAAAACAAGGACTTTGAGTTGACTGTGGGTGTGCCCCGCAACGCGATCGAGGACGACAAACTCGGCATTTACAATCCTTCCGTCCAGATGCTGGGCCAGTCCGCAGCCATGCACCCCGACAAACTGGTCTTTGCTCTGCTGGGAAACGGCTTCGAGGAAAAGTGCTACGACGGTCAACCGTTCTTCTCGGCCAGCCATAAGGTCGGGAAGAAGACCGTCTCCAACAAGGGCACCGCCAAACTGACCATGGCTTCCTACATCGCGGCCCGCGCGGCCATTATGTCCCTGACTAATTCCAAGGGAGAGCCCCTGGGCCTGATCCCTGACACGCTGGTCGTTCCCCCGGCGCTCGAATCTGCCGCCCGCGATATTCTGATCGCCGACCAGATCAACGGCACCAAGAACACCATGGCCGGAACCGCGAAGCCGCTGGTGGCTCCTCGGCTGGCCGGGCATGATACGGCCTGGTACCTGCTCTGCACGAGTATGCCGATCAAACCCCTGATCTATCAGAGGCGCACGGCTGCGAAGTTCGTCGCACTTACCGCCGAGACGGACGCCAACGTCTTCATGAAGAAGTTGTTTGTCTACGGTGTGGACTATCGCGGAAATACCGGATACGGCTTCTGGCAGATGGCTTACGGCAGCGACGGAACCACTGCTGAATAAGACACCGGCGCTCAGCCGGAAGGAGGTTCATCATGAGTTATAGCACCAGGGATGAAGTTCGGGCGATGCTCAAGGATGACGCCCTGAATACCATCATCGGCGACGCTTTTATCGAAGACCCGGCTGAGCGTGAAACCAAAATCGGCCCCATCATTGACAACGCCATTGCCGATGCGGACGGAGAGATCGACGGCTACCTCGCCAAGAGGTACGCCGTCCCGGTCTCTCCAATCCCCAAGATCATCAACAAGTGCTCCAAGGATATCGCGGTCTACAACCTCTGGGCCCGCATTGGCATCGACGAGAATACGGATCAGAAGACCTATCTCAACCGGTACAACTCCGCAATCAAGTTCCTGACGCTGGTTGCCGAGGGCAAAGTTTCAATTGGGATGCCGTCCGATGATACTGCCACGGCAGCATCTAGCGGGTTCTCAATCAAATCGGCCCGCAGGCTGTTCAATCGGGACTCCCTGAAGGGGATGTAGTCCGTGGGAAATATCAGTGTTCGGCTTGAAGGCGACACCCGCCGCCTGCTCAAAAAGATGAAGAACATCTCGGAGCTGGATAAAAAGCACATCAATTCAGCTTCCGGGATGGCCGCCAAGGAGTCCACCCTGGAGCGGTTCAAGCAAGGCAGGGACCCAGCCGGGAAGCTGTGGAAGCCCTCCGAACGCGCGGCAGCAGAAGGCGGAAGAACGCTGGTCAATACAGCCACCCTCCGCAATTCCATTCATATGAGGTCGGATGTATCCGGCTTTGCGTTGGGTACCAATCTCAAGTATGCCGCCACGCATCAGTTCGGTGATCCGGGCCGCATCATCCGGGCACGAAAAGCGAAGGCGCTCCGCTTCCAAATTGACGGGAGATGGATCAGCAAGAAATCCGTCCGGATCAAGATTCCTGCCCGGCCATACCTTGGACTCTCAGACGACGATCTGCAGGAAATAAAGGGGACGGTCGAGGATTTCATGACGCGGGAGGACTAACATGTACGCCGAAAGCAAGCAGTATCTTCTGGACAAGCTCAAGGCCGCAGGGCTCAAGTCCAATCCATACACAAGTGAGAAGGCCCTGGAAAAGAGCATGGAAAGTCACGTTGGCGCAGTGCTGTTCGAAACAGAGACCATCCTCCGAAACGGCTCCAAAACCTACTTTAAGAACGAAGAGGGAGCGCAGAAGAAGAGGAGGAAGGTATTTGACCGGAAGCTCATGTTCAATGTGATTATCGGAGATTATTCCGATGAAGCCACTGAGGCACTGTTTGAGGCGTTTCTGGGCAGTCTGGATCAGGGAATCTACATCAACGGAAACTATGTCCCGATCACAGTGGAGGACGCGGCCTGGGTCGATAAGGACGATACACTTCTCAAATCAAAGGTCGCCGTCCAGATCAATATTTCTTTTGACGGCGGTCTCTATAAGGACACGGACTTCGCCAAGGTCTCCAATCTGGAGATCGAGTCCGTAGAAAGGACGGAACCTACTAATGGCAACTAAATCCCAGACGGATTCTTCGGAGCTTCTGGAGCTTGATGAGCTGCGAGAAAAGCACGGCATCAAGGGGCCTGTGTTTGCAGGCGTATGCTCCGCGAACGGATGGACGCCGGGCAGGATGCTCACCAGCGACGAGTTCCTCGCAGCGGTCAGCAAATTCAACGGAGCCCCGATGGATGGGCGATCCGTGAAAGAAAGAGGGGCGAAAGACTAAATGCTCAGAGACGTAACCCATAAAGTCACCGATGGCCTGCTTGGCCTGTCTACCGCGAAGGGCGACGGTCTGCACGTCAAGATCGGTGTTTCTCCCATCGTGTCCGATGCCCCCATTCTGATTACCGGGGACATGACGGCAGCAAAAATCAAGGCGGCACTGGGCCTCTCCCCGCTTGCAGATGCCGCGATGGATTCCGTGCAGTGGGGCGCGAACAAACTGTACTGCATCCCGGTTGCGGCTTCCACCGCCGGAACGGTCGGAGCGTTCGCCAAAACGGGTACAGGCTTCGGGAGCCTGACGATTGCCGGAAGTCCCACGAATGCCTTCAGCATCATCGTAAAGATCACCGCCCAGGGGACGCTTAACACGGCCTCCTTTGCTTATTCCATCGACGGCGGCTACAGCTTCAGCAGCGATATGACGGTTCCGCTGTCCGGCGCTTATGAGATCTCCGGGACCGGGCTCACCGTGACCTTCGTCGAGGCAATCGACGCCGAGAAAAAGCCGAGCTCCTTCCTTGTCGGCGATTCCTATTCCGTCTCCAGCACGGCTCCCACCATGACCAACGCGGATGTGCTGGCTGCGATCGACAAGCTTAAGACGACATCTTTGGTGTTTGAGTTCGTCCACATCGTCGGTGAGAGCGTCCTGGCACTCTGGCAGGCTGTCAGCGCCGCGCAGCTGGAGCTGCAGAATACTTACAAAAAGCCCATGTTCTTCATACTCGAAGCGTATACCCCAAACGCCGAGGAGGAGATGACCGCCTATGCGCTCCGGCTGGAGACTGACCGGACCAAGGTTGCGAACTACAACATTCAGGTGGTTCCTGCTCGGGGCCTGCTGGTTAAGCTGGACGGCACCACTCAGAACGTCAACCTCGCGGGCGTCGTGTCCGGCCTGTACGTCAAGGCGGCGGTTCAAGTCTGCATCGGAAAGACCCGCGAAGAGGCGGGCTTCGGTATTCCCAAGGACTCGCTCTTGGAGCTGCGGCCCGAGGGCATCCGGGAGATCATCGAACGCCTTGACACTGCGGGATACCTGACCTTCCGGGACTATGACGGGATTGATTATTTCTACGTATACAACGCCAGAATGATGAGCCCGTCCGGCAGCGACTACCGCTATGCCGAGGATGTCCGGGTGCTGAACAAGATTATCCGCGAGACCCGCAAGGAGGCAATCCCCATCCTGAAGGACGACATTGATCTGGAGGATGTGCAGGGCGAACTTGAGGCCCGCGCGAAGTTCATATTCCCGCCCCTGCAGAAAATGATTGAGGCGAAAGAAATCAGTGCAGCCGAGATCACCGTTCCGGACGGCCAGGCAGCAACCATCCTCGACGATGAGACAATGCGGGTAAAAATCCGCTATCTGTCCAGAGGATATATCCGCGAGATTGAGGTCGATCTGGGCCGGGCGCAGGCTCAGTCGTAAGGGGAGGAAATAAACCATGTCACTGAAAGTAAACGGTAAAGCCTACGATTGGGGCGATGTGGATGTCAAGATTCCCGGCCTTGTCTTTGAAGTCCAAGAGATCGACTATGACGACGAGTTCGACATGGAGGAGACCTACGGCAAAGGCAACAAGCCTAGGGGATACGGCACTGGCAACTATAAGTCATCCGGAAAAGTCACGGTACTCCGGGATGATTATGAGTCCCTGCTGGCCTACTGCAAAGCAAAGGGCATCCCGTTCTATAAGTTGGATATTCCATCCGTCGTGGTCTCCTACGCGAACGATGGAGACCGCACCCGCATTGATGAGCTGCGCAAGGTCAAGTTCAACAAGCGAAGCAACAAAGCCGCCCAGGGCGACAAGAGCATCAAGGTCGATCTGGATTTGATGATCTTCGGCGGCATCGTGCAGGACGGCGTCGAGCCCGTATAACCGGCGTTAGTGAGCGCCGTTATCTCAAAATAATTGATAGGAGGATCTCTCATGGAAGAACCCACGAAAGCTGAGACCCCCACCGTACAGGCCACCGCCGCCACGGCGGCGACAACCGGCACA